TATCAACAAACTTCTGCTCATCAGGAGACTTAGGCTTATAAACCTCTAAGAAATCTTTAAGCGTCTTCGTCATTAGTGCTGTCCTCGTTATCGTCGTCTAGGTCTAAATCATCTAAGTCTAGATCTTCTAGATCCAGATCAAGGTCATCATCACCTAAATCATCGAGCTCATCATCCGAGAACTCGAAGTCGTCATCACCTACATCATCTAGATCATCATCGGCATCTTCAACAGGATCTTCACCACCGTGGATAGCCTGGGCTAGAGTAATTCGATGTGCTTCAACTGCATCTTGTGCTTTTTGCTGTAACATCTGATTCAATGTATCAGCGAAATCAACAGGATTCTTTTCAATTGCAAACCCAAGTAAATCTGTTGTATCAGCCATAAAAATATTCCTTTTGGTCAATTAACTGTATATTTATAAAAACTTTTATTGAGCAGGTGGTTGTGGTTGATATTGTTCATCGCCACCGCCTTGATCTTGGCCGCCGTCAGGAGCATTTTCAGCTTCATTAGCAGGACCTGCATACTGAGGATTATCAGCTTCGTCTGCGATCTGCTCGTCAATCTCTTCCATCTCTTCATCTGACTGATGAAGTACCTTACGGCGAACCCACTCATGCGAGTAATACTTACCAGTATAGTCGTCAATATCACGAAGCATCGCAATACGATCACGTAGGATTTCAGTCTCTTTTAATTCAGCATAATAGTTGTCTTGTGAGAACTTAAAGCGAATATTCTGGTTAAGTCCATCCCACTCTTCAGGTGTAATAATACCTTTGAGGATAAGCTGGCGTTCTAATATCTTTGAGAATAGAATAGCAAATTTATTACGAAGTCTTGAAATGAACTTTGCAAACTTAACTTCGTCTCTTGTAATCTCTGTTGATCTACCGAAGTTAAACTGTACTTCAGGATCAAGACGTGAGATAGGTACGTTTAGTGACTTGTATAGTTTACGCTGGAAGTAAAGAACATCATCCATCTGACCTAGGTTTTGACCACCAGGTAGAGTAGTAATTTCTGTGCCCTTACCGCCTTCACGACGAGGTAGCCAGAAATCTTCAAGCATGGTCATAAACTTACGATCGTCTCTAATCTCACCTGTAGCGGCATCATAGACGAGCTTGTTTTTAAACTTGATCATAATATCGCGAAGATATTGTTCTGCCTTCATCTTAGGAAGGTTACCGACGTCGATGTAGAAAATACGACGTTCTGGAGCACGCGATATACGATAGATAACCAGCGAGTCTTCCATTGACTTCAGCTGATTAAGAGGCTTAATAGCCTTATGTAAATACGACTGGACTAGGTCACCATTAACAGATGTTAGACCTGATGTACAATGTACAATCGAGTCTTTAGCAATGCGAATACCGCCAATAGTATTAGAAGGTATAGAAGAGTTGCCCGCTGTCTTTGCAAAGCCTTTATCGTTATAGATGTAGTACTCTTTACCATCCTGAGTCAGAGGAACGTTATTAATAGCTTTTTTACGTCTCTGTTCTTTAATCTTACGAATCTTACGCGGGTCAATATAGCGTAGTTCTACTATACCTTCTGCAGGATTCTCTTCATCTGTAATAACGTGATAATAAATTCTACCATCAACGTACCAACGTCTAAAGACTTCGTATGAGAGTTGATTAAATTCTAGAAGCTTAAGTACTTCTTTGAACTCATCGATGAAGAGCTTCTTGATTCTATCAGGTAACTCAGTATCATCGAGAATAAGTTCAACAACTTCTTGCTCAGGTTCTTGGGTAATAACTTCGTTTACAATATCATCAATAGCCTGATCTACCTCAGGGTAGAGAGCCATCTCGCGATATTTGTTAACAAGTTCTGCTTCCGTTCTAATTGAACCGTCAAGATCCACATAGGTGCCATAAGCACCACCTTCGGCTACAATAGCAGCCCCATCATCGGTTACCTTTGGAGCAAACGAGATGGGGTCTTCCTGCTTTCTTCGTATTTCAAAGCCGAATAGTTCAGCCATATTATAATTCCATTCTATAGATTAGCTGTTAAGCTAGTGTACCAGTATTACCACCCACTACTTCATAATAATCATATACCCATGTAACCTGGAATGTTTCAATTGTATCTGTATCATTCCAGTTAACATCAATCGGGGAGATTTCTGTTGGGAACAAACCGTAGAACTCATACTCTCTAATCGGCGCACCACCAGCTTTTGAATACTGCTTGACCTTTGCCTGCGACTTATAGTTAGTAGGTGACGATGAACCCGTTGTATTTAGGTTGCCTGAGAGCGAGTTAATTCTATTATGCCATGTTTCGATAGCATGACGTACCTTAAAATCTTCATCGTTCATTACCTGGACCGACCATGGTTCGAAAGTTCTGTCGCCAGCAACACGAACTTTTCTACCAAAGTATGGTACTTCGATTGGTGCAATAGATGAACCAGGCATAGATGATGCCTGAATCATGAACGGCGCAATCTGATTTAACTCAGGATCAAACGGTGAGGTGAGCTCAACTTGGAAGAGCGTTGGACGCGCTCCTCCAAGTCTTAGATTTGCTCTAATGTCGTTAATTGAATAAGCCATTTAAGTTTCTCCTATATCTTATTTATACTGTTAGCCGACGATCTCGGAGAATTCAATTCCACTACGTACCGCTACAAAGTTGAGCTGGATGTAGTTAATGGATCTAGCAGGCTTGATATAGATGTCACCGACAAACTTATTCGAGTCTATGATCTCTGGTGTGTTGTTTGTTTCGTCGCAAACAACCTTAAAGTCATAGATACCACGGCGGCCCTGAACATCGCGAAGGAATGGCTCCACGAGGTTACGGAACTGAGTGCGTGTGAATTCATCATTGAACTCAAACAAGAACGACTTAGCTGCTGTCGAGATAGATTTCTCAAGCACAATAAACAGACGACGTACGTTAATACGATCGAATGCTGACGGCTTCGCGAGAAGAGTCTTATCTCCGTATAGAACTGTGCCCTGACCTTGCAGCGCAACGATTGGGTTAACACCGTTCTTATAGAGAAAATCTCTCTGTGCAAGATTTGGATTGAAAGCTAGCTTAATAGAGTTTTTAATCTGACCGCGAGATGTACCAGCTGGTGAGAACCATGGATCACGCGCACTATCTGTACGTGCACATGTACCAGCAACATCACCGTTTAGAGGAACCCAACGGAATAGATCGTTGTACTTATCATACTGCTGCTTGTAGCCTGAGTCAAGTACTGCGAAGGAAGAAGAGCGCAGCGAGTTGCGGAACTCAACAACCTTTGCTTCAGGTGATGTTGCATTAACAACATCTTCCTTTTCAGGTGATACGAATACAACGCAATCCTTACGTACTTCAGCGATATTATCGATAAGGTAATTAGCTAGCTGTGTACCGTTAATACCACCGCGTGTGCGACCTGCTAGTACAAGCGAGATATCTACATCTTCTGGTGACACAAACTGATCAAAAGCAGTTGCAATTGAAGTAAATGCAACGTTAGCTTCATCCTGATCTGTACCACCTGCAAGTGATAGAGTAAGTGGAGCAGAATTAGATGCAGTCTCAACATTAAGAGCAGTATTTGATGCGGCGCCAGCACGATCATCTGCAAACCAAATGTACTGGGATTGCTCGTTGATTATGTTCTTAAAGTAATTTGAAGAACCATCAGCAAGCTTAGCATCAGTAGCACGTGATATACCCTGCCATACTTCTAGAATTGATCCAGGGTTACCGGTAATCTCACCATCTTCATCAGCAACAACTACATGCACTTCATCAAGCTGTGCTGCAGTATTTGCTAGCTGTACAGCTGTGTTACCATTAACTGCTACGTATGTTGAGCGACCAGGGGCTGCGTCAACCTGTGAGAAATACTCCCAGAAACGCGTTACCGATCCTGCAGCAATGCTTGAAGCAAGCTTAAGTGGCTGGTCAAATGTAAATGTAATGATACCTACACCAGTATTTACAGCAGCAACGTTAGCAACTAAGACAGACTTTGAAGTAATCTTAAGCGACTGAGTTGCACCTGTGCCCACTACAACATAATCACCGACAGCATAGCGGTCAGCAAGTGTATTAAGTGTACCTTGCAGGTCATTAGCTTCTTCAGCGCTGAAGGTTAGGTAACCATTTGCAGAACCGTCAAGCGTAATTACACCTGTCTGAGATCCAACAGCAATAGTAAACCCTGTATTTGGGCCATTGAATAGAGCAGTGTTACCTTGTGCTTCACCCGCAGCTGCACCAAGTGTATAAGTCTGAGTGAGCAGGTTAGCAGAAGAAGTATACTGAGTAGCGTTTTCGCAGACAGATACCTTAAGCGAGTTACCTAATGCTCCAGGCCAGCGGGCGATAACTTGTACATCACTACTACCCCAACCTGATTCTTTCAGATCATAATCATTGTTATTGAATACGGTTACTGCAGCACGTGCTGTATTATTAGCACCGCCAACAGCAGCAAACTGAGCAGTTGTATTCGCTGCACGAACTAGCTGTAGTGAATTTGAATAGCTGAGGAAGTTTGCAGCTGTGAAAAATGTTTCTGGGTTGATATTTGTTGGCTTGCCGAACTTAGCGACAAGGTCATTCTCGGAAGTTACGAGTGTACGCTCGTTAACTGGTCCCCAGCGAAACACGCCGGCGAACGCACCTGCGGTTGTATCAACTGCTGGTGTGACTGTAGTAAGGTCAACTTCTGAGATGTTAACACCAGGGCTGAGTTGAAAACCTCCGCCTCCGGATCCAAAATTCTGAACGGCCATTTAGCTCTCCTTTAAGAAAGGGTTAATTTGTGCATTAGTATACGCGTTTATTTATAAAAACGAAGATTAGAAGAACTGGTACTCTTTATTTGCTATCATACTTGCACTATCTGTCAAGTCGATAACAGCAGGAATATCATCCTCAGGTTGACCATCATCCATAAAGAAACTAAACATTTCGTTCGCTTCACTATCTGTTTTATCACGAAGATATTGAAGAGTATTGATATTTGTCAGATCTTTAAAATACTGTTGATCTGACATCCATGCAAATAAAACGAGAGACATAGCCAAGTCATCATTGCAACCATCTTCAGCTTCATATGAGTTTCCGCTCTTGGAAAATCTTGAAAGTTCAAAGATAGTCTGATGATCATTAATTATAAGTTGGTACTGCTCTACGAGCAGCTTGAGCATAGAACAACCTATACCTTTAACAGTCTTAGTTGTTCTAACACCACGCTCTTTTGTTCTACCAGCGAACCCAGCAGATATTCTTTTACCACTTGCACCAGCATTTTCAGTGTAAATGATATTTTCATATTCGTAATCAAAGTGAAGTGAGTCTACAACCTGTATACCTGCGTCGTTATTTTCAACAAGTATAGAGGCATAATTGTATGTCTTACCCAGTCTATGTAATGTACCTGAGTAATCTAGCGGTGTTGCTAGATTATTTCTATACACACATACCTGTTTATACGGCATTGTAGTTACATCAATAACTTGAAATGCTGAGTAGTCTAGACCTTTACCTCTAGATACGTCAGCAGTAATAGCGTATTGATTGCCTTTAACAGGTTCTTCGTATATCGTTAAGCCATCTCTATCACTCAATGGTATTTTAGCAACTAAAGTTTTGAGTACTGCACCAGAGATTAATGTACCAGAAGAACCAAGGAACTCACATTCGAATTCCTGAGCAAACTTCTCGTAGTCCCAATCCATGGCCGCGAGAGTTTCTTTCTTCCACCTCTCATCACGGCCGGGTACTTCGAACCACGGAACGCGAACAAATTCGAAACCATTCCAGTCCTTAGCTTCTCTTGGCTTAGCAGCACCTTCACACGTCTTATAGAAGTGATTAAGCCCGTTAGGGGTAGATGTGAATAGAATCTTGGTTGTTTCACCAGATGAAATGGTAGGATAAACTGATGCGAAGAACTCGTCCCAGTTCTCAACGAACGCAGCTTCGTCGATGTATAGAAGCGAGATAGATTTACCACGAATAGCAGAAGATGAAGTTGCAGCTGCAAGGACCTTACAGCCGTTCTCAAGAGTAATATTACCCTTGTTCCATTCTTCTACACCTTGCTGCAACCAATCAGGTAGGGCTTCATAAGCTGCCTTAATACGGTCTAGAATTTCTCTAGCCGCATCGCCTTTGTTAGCAAGAAGAGCTACAGTCTTATGGTCATTAAAGAGAATATAGTGTAATATAACCGCAGCCGCTGTAGTAGTCTTACCAGCCTGGCGACTAGTGACAACTGTAACACGTCTGTTATGTGTGATCTTTTCAATAATTTCTTTTTGATATTCATATAACCTAATCGGGATAAAGCCATGATCGACGTGAACGATCTTAATATATTTTTCAGCGAAGTAGATTGGATCCTGAGCACACTTCAACCACTCTTGAACTTGTTCCTGAGTCCAAGCGATCTTCTTTCGTGACTTCTTGAGTAACGGGTTACCGTTATAGCCTCTATCAACTGTCGGTATTACCATTTCTCATATTCTCTATCATCTGTTGCAGCTCAGCCGTTGATCCGACGAAGAGATTATTGGTAACACCTCCTTCACTAGCAGGTTGAGTTACACCTTTGTTTAATCTCTGCTTTTTCAGTTGCAAATCTGCTATGCCCATGCTAATATCAGCCATGGTCTTAATTGTACTATTTAGAATTTCGTATGCCTTAGGGTGTTGAGATTGCTGTGCGATCGCCAGCATATCCTGTACAGCTTGCTGACTTAGACTAAAAGCATCATATAGACCCGTACGGGCTTGGTCTACATCATCATTTGCCTGCTCATCTTGTACCGCAGGCAAATTTTCTTTTTCATCATACAACGCGGGCACTGAATTAAGCCCTAAAGCATCATCTAATTGTTTTGACATTAAAAGTTCTCTGTAATATCGAAAATAAATCCATACTCACTATTAGCAGCAATTGTTAAGCTATTTACAGAACTTTCTGGGGCAACAGTAACACTCGTCACGGTTGCAGTAACCCCAGTATTAGCACCTATTAGTGTACTTCCGTTAGCTATGGTTCCTGTCATATTACGTGCTGTCATGACAGTAGCATTACTTGATGTAACGTAAACAAAGTTAGAACCGTCAACATATACCTTTTCGGTAGGTTCAAATACACCTGTTGCTCCAGCAAGGGTGTATGTACGAAGTCTGGTATTTTCGTAATATGTGACCGGGTTACCGTTAGCATCTTGACCAGGCTTAATATCGATGTTCATTAGGAAGTCAGTATTATTTGAGTTAGCATTATCAACAGAAATACCCTTACCAGGTACCTTAAGATTGATATCGATCTCTTTAATAATCGAACCATTGGCTTGATTAGTTGGGCCAAAGAAGTAACCCTTCATTGTAAATGAAAGAGTCCAGATAACAGCTCTTCTATTTACGAAGTCACCTTCGTAAGTATCTTCACTTGTAATATTATCAAGAGTTATAGGAACGTCATGCTTCTGATTAAGATCAGGGTTAAGATTTAACGTTGCAGTCCAAACAGGATTAAAGTATGGTAAAATTTGCTCGACGATGTATGTACCATCTTCGATATTTTTAACCATAATTGATAAGGTGAAGTCAATATTATATGGAACAGGTTGATACTGCCATCTAGTAACACCTTCATTGCCTGGTACCGGTGCAGTAGTTCTATTAA